CAGGTGGTGCTTGTGCGCCTCGGAACCGGCACCGATGCGGGAGGTTCGGATGGCCGGGATCACTCTTGAGCGCAGCTTCTCCGGATCCGAGTACTTCATCTCCTCGAGGAAGGCATGGACCACGGATAATCCGGCGATGGAATCAGCCCTGTCTATCGCGACAGCGCGAAGCACATGGCCATTGGCGAAGGCTATGGAGCGTTCAGGCTCCAGCACCGGATATCTCGGCTTCTGGAAATGCCTTGGAAGATCCTTCTGGCCGACCACGAAGTCAATGCCTTCGGTCAGCTGTGGACGGGTGGTACCGTCCGGAAGCTTGACGTCTGCACGGTATGCCCCGAGCAGGGAAGGTATGACATTCGTCATCAGGGCGACGAAGGACTTGTGGGATATGATGGACTGCTCTCGTGGCATTCCGTCGGCTACCCTCAGGGTCCTCGGCGCGACGATGCCTGTGGTCTTACCTGTCGCGCGGCCCTCGACGCCCCAGAACTGGTTCGGGTCAACGATGGTGACTAAAATCTGCGCTATGTTCTGGTAGATGTCAACGACATCGACCTCGGGGGTATCACAAGGATTCATCATCTTTGTCCACTGTTACGTATTCGACTGTCTTGATTCTCGCATCCGCAAGGAGACGTTCCTTCTCCGCCTCGGTCGTTTCGAGAGATCCGATCATTTCTGCGAATTTCCTGTCTTCCGCACGTCGTGCTATGTCGGCCAGCTTCTGAGTCTCGTATCCGAGGTCCTCCGGCTTGACGTTGATGTTGATGAGATAGACAGGAGCCTTCCATTGGTATTCCTGCGCTTCCCTCACAGTGGTCCTCAGCTTGTGCGCGAGCTCTGCGGAGCGCATGGCTGTGGCCTCCTTGCCGGATGCAATGGCCAGACGGCTGAGGTCATCGAAATAGTCGGCGTACACCTTATCCCACATAGCTGCAGAAGCCTGGTCATCATGGTAGAAATACTCAAGGCCGTCATAATAGATGCCTCTTGCCTGTGCAATGGTAAGGTCCGGCCATTCGCGGCGGATCTGCAGGATGGCAGCCTTCACTGACAGCCTGTTCGTGTGCATGATCCTGGCGACGGTGTCCAGCTGGAGTATGTATGTCTGGAGAGATTGCGGTATGACGGCCGATTTCCTGGTCTTCATGAATGCCTGGATGTCCTCGATGTCCAGTTTGCTCACCGCAAGAAGCCGGTCCTGTTTCATATTCCGAATAGTTCCTGACGCAGAGCGTCGATTTCACGCTGTTTCTTGACCTCGTAGGCGAGTTTCAGGGCTTTCGGGTCACCGGACATCGCGGAGGTGGTGAGAGAGGCGTCAAGGTCTTCAACAGCCATTTCGTGGGTCTTCCAGTATTCCTTGGCCAAAGGGTGCATCGGGTCGCTGATGTGCATGAGGAAGGTGCGTCGGGACTCTCCGACGAGCCCCATCCTTTCCGCTATCTGGATGGGAAGGAGGCCGAGGACGGCAAAGTCCTTCATCCGGGCCACGAAGTTATCGTCATATGTCGTCATAACTGTATGCATTCCTTGAATATGTCTTTGTACATCTGAAGGCGAGCCTGGTATTTTTCAAGATTCTCTCTGGCACGTTCCTTCTGCTCCTTGGTGGTCTTTCGGCTGTTGATCTGGGAAGAATATCTGGTGATGTTCAGTTCGATGTTCTTTCTTTCGTCGAAATATCTGTCAGGATCCTCCTTCAGAAGAGCCTTGACCCTGCTTCTTTCGTCGGACTGGGCGATGAAGGGGTGCTTGCCAAGGAATCTGCCGGTCCTGTTGAAGCTGCGGAGCTCCGAGAAGCACAGTTCCAGGCGGATGGAAGTGAACACTATCTCTGAAATTGTTTCAGAAGACAGCTCCGGAGCACCTTCGCTTGCTCTTTCAATTTCAGCCAGACGGCCCCAGCAGTTGATGCGGTCCGTGAATATGCTGTCTGCAGTGCGGACCAGAGGATTGTCCATATCCTTCCAGCGGATATCCGGATATTCATCGAATTTCGAGACTTTTTTTTTACTGTCGATGCCGGAGGATCCTGCTTTGGTCGCCTCATCTGTGGGGTGACCACGATGGCGGGGGAGGAGGAGAGCTGCTCTTCCGTATAGAAGTCGAGCAGATTGTATATCAGGGCCTCCGCAAGGGCCCTGCGGTCAGACATCACCCTGCCTGCAGCTGACGCCCTGTGTGGCTTGAGCATGTTTCTGTATGAGTCTATGTTCTCCACCTTGGCGATACGGCGGGCGATTTCCTGTTTCTGTCTGAATGTGTACATAACTGTCTATGAAAAGGGAGCCGGCACGAGGTCGGCTCCCGGGTTCGAGAAGAGATTCGGGTTACTCAGTAACCTCGCCGAGGTATTCAAGTGGCTGGAAGAAGCTTTCGTTTGAGAAGGTCACGTCAGTTGACGTGTTCTCGCCGTTCTTACGGCCTGAGAATGCAGAGAACACCATAGGGGAGTACGGACGGGTGAGGATGTACTTCTTCTGGGTGAAGCGGTCGATCTCCACGACGTGGACATTACGGCCGACAAAGTTCTCGAGAAGGTTGTCGATCTCTGTCCTGTGTCCTCCGAGCGTTCCTGTCAATGTGTTGGTGACAGCTGTGGTGATGTCACCTGCAGCGCCTTCGCTGGTCCTCTGGCCGGTGAACTTGGCGAAGTTGAGCTCCGCCCATTTTACACCTTCCTTCAGGGTGAGCGCCGCACAGGTCCTGGTTGTCTCGTCGACTGTGATTTCGGGAAGTGTCTTGTAGTCCACATCGTCATCAAGAACGATGTAGATCTTGCTGTACAGACGCTTGCCCTGCGACTCCTGATCGGCTACGGCTGCGATGTTAGGGATGACTGTAATCATGTTGTCGGGATATTATGGGGCGGTCGCCCGCCCCTGATGAGAAACTTATCCACGAGCAATCTCGTAGAACTTTCCTGTGTCACTCCTGTAGTAGAGCTTGATGTACTCTCCTGCAGTCTTAGGGCTCCAAGCCTCGCTGATCTGGTCGAACTTGCCGGCCTTTGCGATGCTTGTCGGGTTGGTGGCGTCACCGATCTCCACGCGGATCACATCGCCGTCCTTGACATTGGTGATGTCAGTGAGGGCTGTCGCCTTGGTGTTGGCTCCTGTGCGGAAGATGATGCCGCTCTTGGCAGAGAATGAGGTCGCGTCTGCATCGACAGCCACAGCTGGCCAGTTCATGAAGATGACCTGATCAGCGAAGTTGCCTGCAACGAGGGCTGCCTTGTCCTGGTACTCCGGACCTACGAACGAAGCTGCTGCACCTTCCTTCCAGTATGAAGCTGCGATCACCTCCTCAAGGTCACGCTGGAAGTACATGTTGTACTCCTCTCCAGGAACATTCTGAAGAAGGTTGATGTTGTCCTCGTATGTCGCGAAGATCAGGCAGAGGTTGCCCATGTTAGGAACCCACTTGATAGGGATCTCGTAGTTGTGAACCTTTGAGCTGACAACGCCTGTGTAGTCGTTGTTCTGGCCGTAGCGTGACTCGTACCAAGCCTTGTACCATGGGTGGTGCTTGCGGTTCATGTAGATGACCATGCCTTCTGTGCTCTCACAGTTCTCACCGAGGGTCTCGCAGAATGCCTCGAGCACGTCACCGATGCTGTCCTTATCGTATGCGGCGAGGGACTCGTCGAGGAACGGAAGCAGCTTGTGGTCGTCGTAGTAGCCGAAGAGTCTGTGCACGACTCCGTAAGCTGCGAGCATGGTAGGGTTTTCCTTGCCTTCCTCCGGCTTCACGTAGTGGCCGAGTACCGCACGGCGGTTGCGCTCGTTTGCGATCTGCTTCGCGAGGAGGAGGATGAGCCACTCGATGAGAGTCCACTTCACAGGTGAAGAGCCCTCTCTGTTGAGATAGTTCAGATATGATGTCTCAAGATCTGACATGTCCTCGAAGAGAACCTTGGTCATAACCTTGTGTACGTATCCCTTCTCAGGAATGATCTTGAACTTGCCCTTGAAGATGCGGCCTGCCTGGTATGCCTGTGAGGCCTCGCCCACGAGGACGTTGGTCACGAGGTCACCTGACTGGATGTTCGAGATGGTAGGGAATACGCCGGCGAGTGAAGGCAGAGCCATCAACTGGGCGATGAGGGCATCCTGACGGACGGTGAAGTGGCGTGTACCGATCTCAGGATCGTTCGCTGCAGCAGTGAGGTCGAGGCTGCCCTTTACGAGACCCGCGAGAGTACCGGCGTTGCGGTGCTCAAGGAAGCGTGCGTGCAGGGCCTGAACGTACTTGTCGGTGTCAGCGAAGAGCTGTGCCTGATCGTTACGTGTCGCTGTGCCCTCGATCTTGCCTGAGATGGTGATGCGGTTGTAGCGCTTGGTCGCAGCGAAGAGCTCATGCTGGATGCCGAACGCATATTCAGGGGTGTGCTGGCCAGTAGCGGAGAGAGTGACGGTCACTTTGTCCTCTGGCTGGTCGCCCATTGAAGCCTGGCTGAGCTTCTCGACCTTGCCTGCAAGATCCTTCACGGCCTTGACAATCTCAGCACCTGAGTTGTCGTCCGATGCCTCGATGCCGAGCGTCTCATGGAGGGTCGCGAAGATGTTGCTGAGTTCAGATGCGCGTGAGATTGCATCCTGCTCTGCCTTGAATTCGGCGAAGTCGTCAGCAAAAGCGTTGTCGCCATGCTCCGAATTGTAGGCATCGCAGAGCTTCTGCTGGTCCTCAGCAGTCATCTGCTTGCTTGTAAGCTTCATGGTCAAGCCGAGTTTCTCGGCTATGGCCTTGAGCCTTGTCTGGAACTTTTTCATAAATCTAAGTCGTTAATGTTTATAGATGGGATTGGATTGTTGATGATCTTGTGGATGTATTCGACTGTCTCCTCAAGGCTGTTCTCTCCGTCGATGAGTCCTGCCGCCATCGCTTCGGTGGCGTAGAAGGTTTCTCCCTGCAGGGCGGTTTCGCTGACATCACCACGGGCTGCTGACACATCGTCGATGAACTGCTTGGCCATAGGATCCAGAAAGCGCGACACGTAGTCCTCGCCTTCGCCGTTGTTGGCATCATTGAAGACCTTGTTCTTGAGCGGTGAGTGGTGGCTGTAGTATTCGTGTACCTCATATCCCCAGTCCTCGAGCATCTTGTCATCATTGTAGAAGATGGCCATGCAGCCGATGCATCCGACCATGCTGAAGATAGAGCTCGCGAAGATCTTGTCGCATCCTGCGAGGATATAGTATCCGGCCGAGCATGCCATGCCGTCCACCAGACCGATGACCGGCTTCTGGAGCGACCTGATGAGATCGTAGCACTCCTTCATTCCGAACGCCTCACCACCTGGGCTGTTCACGTGGATCAGATGAGCCGCCACAGCCGGGTTCTCTTCGGCAGCCTTCAGATCCTTCATGAACTGACGTGTGGAGAAGCGCCACCATGAGTCCATGCGGATATCGCCGAACACAGGATGGTAAGCGATGCTGTTCTCTTCGATGTCAGGGTCAGAGAAGTCGGAGGATACAAGGGAAACGGAAGCCGGAACTGGCACGGCCTCCTTATATTTTACGCCGTTCTTCGGGAGGAAGATCTGATTGATCTCCGCTGCAGATGGGGCTTTCCCGTAGAAGGCGATGATCTGTTTCTTGTGCGTCATTGCCTGAATTTTCCACGAAGGTATGCGGGAAAATCAGGGAAGGAAAGGACAGAACCTACAGCAGAACGGGTTCGAAGGCCTGAAATTTAGCGGAGATCCTGACTGCACCGGCATGCGGCGTGACTGTGATGAGCGGGCAACCGTAGCCGTTGCCGACAAGACGTATGGATCCGTCGGTCATGTGAAAGGCGATGTATGCCCGGGCACCGTTCCATCTGCTGAGGGAGCGGTCGTCCGAAGTGGCGGCGAAGCTCTGGTTCCAGCTGACACCATGGTCGTCCGTGTCCGGCTCTTGAGAGAAGGTTACCTGACCGAGGGCCGACACGTCGTGCGACCCTTCCGGAACGAAAGGAAGGATCCCTCTCTGGAGGTAGTCCTTCAGAAGATCCTGAGGTATGATGTGGAAGCGGTGGGAAATTGCTATTTTCTGCATAAAAAAGTGTTGATTTTTAGGGACGTATGAGGGGGCAAATTTTTTCTATTTCTGCCATGATCCGGGCGGTTTCTCACCGTTCTGCGATTTCAGCCTGAAGCGGTACCAGTCCTTCCGCAGCATGTCGTAAGTCATCTGCTCGGTGCTGATGCTGTAGTCTGAACAGAACTCATCGATCGCCTCCGTGATGCTCAGCTGTGAATTGTTGCTGATGGCTCCGGTCATGTAGGCGCGGAAGGTCTGCTTGAAGTCGTCCATCAGATGACGCGCCACCGCACGCTGCCCCTTCGGGCTGAGGTGGTTCCTGAACAGCGTGTCCTGATAGATCGTCCTCTTGCGGTCCATGCACCAGGTCTGCGCATGAGAGTTGAATATGGCTATGTTCACCCTTGAGCCGCCTTCTGGCGCGGGCGAGTAGGTGGAAGGCTGCACGGTCAGGTGCATCGACACAAGCCCCCACAGGCGTGTGCCCTTCTCCGGGAAGATAGTGTCTTCCCCGTTGTGGATACATACAAGATATTCGCGCAGCGCAGGATGCACCTGTACTGACACTACCATCGGTTCATTTGTTCTCTTCAATCCCATGTCGCAAAGATCATTTCCTTTTTCACCAGGGGCAAGGACTGTCCCATAGAGATGTAAAGATACGAAAAATCAGCGAGTTATGCGCTGATTTTTCGCGCTATTTCCCCGCCCTCCGCAGAAAAATCGCGTCCCCCTTCTCAACACACCTGTATAAAAAGTACTTTTTTACCGTGCAAGAGTGCTGATGTATGTATTATGCTGACTATTAAGGTGTTATGCAGTACAAACCGAGAGTACTGAACTTTTTGTGCTGAAAGTGCTCCGAGAGTGCTGAAATAGTGCTGATGAAAAGTGCTCTCATCTAAAGTGATTTTGGGACAACCGAGGGTTTGATTTACAAATGTTTACATCGTGTTATTTGAAGAATCGTGGGACAACGTAATGAAACGTCAGCACTCTTGCACTCTCGTTTTATACTTTTTATATAGGTGTTCTACGAACATATGTACAAGAAGAATATATATATTATATAAGACTGATTTTGAGCGGTTTGCACATTTTTAGTGCTCCCAGCACAGTTCTTTTTTGTTGTGGAAACAGATGGGGGTCGAGGGGGAAGACCCCAAAAATACAGCACTGTTGTCAGTACTGTGCTACAGTGCTGACAACAGTGCTGATATCCCGGATGGGAGGCCATGCAATGAAAAAGGCAACCCCGAAGGGCTGCCCTTTAGATCGTTATGTCATGGTGTCATCTGGTTTCTGTTGGGAAATCACATGATGTGGTGTCTGCTTGGGATGTGGTTTTGGCTGTTTCTTTAATCTTTGCGGATCCTGAACCGCCGAATGTGATAGTGTATTCTTTCTCGGATAATGATGCGAAGAATACTACACCTGCAGCAAGGAACATGAATATGATAGCTCCGACCACGCTTTGCCATACGCCATGCCACCATCCTTTGGGCTTGATAGGTTCGATTATACTTGAAAGGATTTCAGATTGATTTTTCTTTGTGTCTGACTCGATCTGCTTAATTGTTTCCTTTAATGCGTCATCCACAAAGTTCTGAAGTATCTCGGTTGCTTGCAGCCTGTATCGCTGGATATTCTCGTCAGTACAGGTTATTTCATTGAAATGCATCCAGTCCTCCTCAGACAAATGCTTACTGTCGTCGCCATCCTTCTTTTGGGCAATATGATTGATCTTCTGCTTTTTGTACAGGCCGTATGCGATATGACCGATGACATCTGTGTCATCCTCTACAATCTTCGAATAGATGTGGTTGTATTGTCTTGACATATTACTTTATGGACTTGGCAAACGATGCCTTGATTTGTGTAGAGGACATAGTCGTTCTGTGCACTTTCCCTGTAGTGGTTGACCTGTAGGAAATGACAATAGACTCACGGGTAGTCACCCGGCCACTCAATGCGGATGCCGATCTCGATTTGGAAGCGTTATTCGCTCTGATGATGGTCTTCTTGGATACAGTGCACATAAGTTTTCAGTTCAATAGAGTAACAAAAGTAGGTATAATTTCTTGTAATGCAATAATATTGTATTGCAAAAGAATACAAAATTCGTGCAATGACATGCAGAATTTAAGATAGTCGAAAAAAGGCAACCCCGAAGGGCTGCCCGATGACGCCTGTGTGAAGCTACCAAACAATCACGCAAAGATGGCGTCGAGGTCTTCGCTGAGTCTCCTGAACCCGGCGTTTATTCTGTCTGCCTGGGCTTTCCTCGGCCTTGTGCCTGAAGTGTATGCCCAGAGCTGTTTCTGGTTTATTCCTGTGAGCTTCTCGAGGGCTGTGAGGGTGAAAAGCCCGCTGCCGATGTAGTAATTGAGGAGGCTTACCGCATCCACCTCGTAGGCCACCTCGTATTCACCGTCGAGGAATGACGGATACTTGAAACCCTGCTCGATGGCTGTCTCCCTATATACGGCCATCTGTCCCTCCATATCGGCCTTTGCCTCCTTGAGGGTGCTTCCCATCCCGGAGAAGATCTCGTTCTTGCAATAGACGCTGTATGTGCCGTCTGATGCTCTTTCGATTATTGCTGCAATCTGTTCCATACCTTTACCTTATTTTTTAAGGGGGAGGGGCTTATTCCAGCCCCATCTCCTTTCTCATTTTCTTTTCAAGACCTGTACCGATTTCTTTGGATCCGTGCCAAGGAACCGGATATACCGTGTCTCCCTTCTTGTAGATGTAGTGGCTTCCCGTCGAGCGTATCAGCTCCCATCCGTTTGCCTTTACAAGTTTGTGAAATTCTGAACTCTTCATCTTGCGTGTTGTTTGGTATTGCAAAGATAGTGAAATTTCTATTATCTGCAAAATTATTTAATGGTAAAATTACTATTATTTGAAATGTTCATCAAGCCACTGCTGATACTCATCCTCATTGGCGGGATCTCTCCGGATGGAGGTGCAGGTATTGCTGAACGTGATGTTGACGCTTCCTTCGTCATACAGGCAGCAGAGAAGGCCGATGACAGCCCCTTCCTGCCCTTTCGGGAGCCTCAGGGGAGTCCATTCCATCAGGGGAAGACTGCGGATCCATTCTATGTATGGCCCGGAAAAGTCCCGCAGCAGCCGTTCGTGGCGTCTGCGGAACTCCTGGATCTCGCGGTCGGTATGGAGAAGGTGCCGTGTCATGCCGGGA